TGAAGTAGAAGCAGGTAAAGAAGAGAAAATGGCAGAAGTATCTGTGGAAGAGTTCAAAAAACTTCAAGACAAAGTAAATGAATTGGAAACAAAATTGGCAACAAAAGTTGATTTTGAGGAAAAGTTCAAATCAGTTCAAAACGCAACTATATTCTTAGCAGAAGAATTTGCTAAGATGCCAGGAGCAGAAAAAGTTGAAATTGAAAAAACTGGATTAAAACCAGAAGAAAAGAAAGCGATTTCAAAGGATGAAAAGTTTATGAAACTTTTGAAATCAATTAGAGAAAACTAATCAAATTTAAAAAAAAAAAATAAAAAATATGAGCGTTATTGATTTATCAGCACTAACTAAATATACTGACGAGTTGGCAACACAATTGGTTGCTAAGGCAGTATTGAGAGGTAGAACCGTAGATACCGGTATTTCTATCCAACCAGATGTAAAGTATAAGTCATCTATTAACTTGATGAATACTACTCTTACAGCACAAGCCACTTCTTGTGGTATGAACCCAACAGGTTCAGTTGCTCTTACTCAAAGAGATATAGAGGCTTGTCCTTTAACCGTATTTGAGGACATTTGTTTAATTGACCTTGAACAATACTGGGCAGGAAAATTGATGAGACCAGGTTCTTATCAAGAAGAAATCCCTTTTGAAGTTCTTTATACAGACGACAAAGTTGCTAAGATACAAGCACTTGTTGAGGATGTATTTTGGAAAGGTTCAAAAGATGGAAATGATGTTACTGGAAACGGAGCACCATCAGGAAACTTAGCACTATGTAATGGTATTCTTGATGTATTACAATTCCAATCAGGTTCAGCATCTGTGATACCAGCATCAACAACTGCTTCTTGGAGCAAATCAACTGCTATTGACATCATAGATAGTATTATCGCAGATTTCAATTCAAGTGCTGTTGATGCTTTGGGTGAAGAGAACCTAAACATTTATATCTCTTATCCTAACTTCACATTGTTAACACAAGCGTTGAGAGATGCTAACTATTTCCACTATGATGCAAATCAAGGAGATTTTAGAATTGATGGATACCTTGGAACAAACTTCAATGTAATCGCAGTAAGAGGATTGAACGGAACAGATAAGATTGTTGCTACACCAGCTGCTAACCTTTATATGGGAGTAGATATGATGAACGATTATGAGACTTTTGAAGTATTCTATCACCAAAAAGATGATAAAGTATATTTCAGAAGTAAGTGGAAACTTGGAGCACAAGTTGCTTTCCCAGAATTTGTAGTTCTATACTAATAATTGATTAAAAAGGAGGGTGGATTTACCACTCTCCTTCAATATAAAAAATAAAAATAAAAAAATATGAGTTGTGTAATTTCATCAGGTTATTCATTAGGATGTAGAGACAGCGCAGGTGGTGTTGAGTGGATTGCTATATCAGCATATGATACTCAAACAACATATACATTTGGAACTTGTTCAATTGTAGATGGTATATCACCAACATCGTCTTTCTATCTATTTGAACAATATACAGAACAAGGTATGGCTTCACAAGAAGGAGCATACGACAACATTACTGGAACAAACCATACGGTTCAATCCGTTATGATTACTCTTGAAAAAATGGAGGCTTGTGTTAGAGAGCAATTTTTAGCACTTACCCAAGCAAGAGTTAGAGTTCTTGTAAAAACACAAAATGGTAGATACTTCCTATTTGGATTGAGAAATGGAGGTAGAGCATCAGCAGGAACATCAGGTCCAGGACAAAACCTTGGCGACTTGGCAGGTTTCCAATTAACTTTCGAGTTTAAGGAGCCAGAACCAGCTCACGAAGTTGAAGAAGCGTTGGCACTATCATTAGTGGTTGCTAACCCTTAATTGAGTTAAGTCCTCACTACCTTTGAATTGCCTTTTATATCTTTTGGTGAGGCACCCCGTCAGTTTCTATTGACGGGGTTTTTTATTTTATGTAATTTTTTCTTTGCTTCATCATAAGCCTTCCTGGCTTCTTTTTCTGTATGAAAAGTTCCCAAATGTATTGATTTACTACCAATCTTTATTTTACTTATATAAACAACATCATTTTTTCTTTTAATTTCATAGGCACCTTTAACGACTTTATTAAAGTTATTTTCTTGATGTGTTACTAATCTTAAATTAGATAATCTATTATCTGTTTTAACTCTATTTATATGGTCTATAAGTAAATTATCATCAATCTCACCATAAATATAATACCAGGCAAATCTATGATGAAATATGTTATATCTTTTATCATCAATTTTTATGTTAAAAGTATAATAAGATTTTGAAATTCTTGTTAGTCTTTTACCAGAAGGTCCATAAACAAAACCAGTTTCTTTATCGTAAGTATATCCTCTTTGTAAAGCAATTTCATATTTATTCATATTTCAATTGAGCCATCCCATTTTTATACACATTGCGTGTGCAATCATTGACTTTCTATTAGCAATCTCCTTTTGTGTAGGTGTTACCGGGTATTTGAGTGATTTAGTTTTAGTATAAGTAAATTTTAAATCATCATAACTAAATTGTTCAGAAAGTAATTTAGACTTATAGACAAACTTCATTTCTTTTTTACAAGTCTTACATCTACAACCTACTTTTCTTAGACATTTCATTTTGAGAGTTTTTTAAGTGTTATTGTTAATTGATACATCAAATATAAGGACAAAAAACTAAACCACCAAATTATATTCGTTCAAAAGTATAACCTTTTACCGTTTTTACTCTACCTTTCAATTGAGCCGTTATATTCGGTTGAGCCACATTCAATTTTTTAGCGGCTTCTCTTATTGAATAAAATTTAGCAACCAATTCATCATCTTTATAACAAAGAATAGATATAGGTTTTTTATCAAAATCCTTATTTCTTAATTTGAAACCTTCTTTATATGAAACCCATTTAAGATTATCAGCCTCACAATTGGTTTTATCACCATCAATGTGATATACATGGTTATATTCATTTGGATTTTCAACAAAGTATTTAGCAACTATCTTATTTAATTGATGTGATTTATCACCAATCTTAACAATCATTATGTCTTTTGCTGTTCTATAAATCTTACAAAATCCTTTATCATTTTTAACTCTACCATAGTTTGATACTTGAATACCATTTTCTATTTCTTTCCATATTTCCATATCTTTAATTGTCTTTATTATATATATAAAATCCATCATTTTTATCAAACAAAAACAAAAATGAAGATTTTATATTTATTTGTATGAAAATAATTAACGAAACAGGAACAAGTTCAGTTGTGTTTAGATTGGATAAGGTTGCTAAGTTTACAGCACCATCATATATTTTTGAAACAATAAATCAAAACAGCAATCAAAAATTGATTTTTACGGGTGATGATATATCACCATCACCATTATCATATAACCTATTTGATTTTGTTAATGGTGTTTCGTTCTCATCAACACAGAGTAGATTTGATTTGGACCCTGGTAAATACTTTCTAAATGTATATCAAACAGAGTTTAATGACTTGAATATAGCATCCGCTTCCTTGTTATGGGATGGTGAAATGATAGTGGATGGTGAGGTTTTACCACAAGTTATATCATTTACTCAATCAGATAGTGATTTGACAATATATTTTGAATAAAAATTAAATAAGATATGGAAGAAAAAGAAATAAAAAACTTTGAGTTTAGAATAATCAATCTAAATACTAAAATTGATGTTCCAGAGTTCGGTGAAACAGGCAGGAACGAGTGGATTACATATGGTCCAACAAATGAGTTCCCACAATTCTTGGTTGATACTTATCATATGAAATCAATTACGCACAAAACTATCATCAATAGAAAACAAAAAATGGTTTTCGGTGAAGGTTGGTTAGAAGGACAATCTGTTCAATTCAAAGAGTTTTTCAACAACAAGTATTCAAATGATGATTTGAATGAGATTTTAAGAAAGATTGGTTTTGACCTTGAAATACACGGAGGATTTGCTCTCAATGTTATATGGAGTAAAACGGGTGAAAAGATTGCCGCAATTGAACATATACCTTTTGAAAGTGTTAGAGTGGATAAGAACAATTATAAGACCGATGGACCTGATTATTATTGGATTTCCGGCGATTGGACTAACACTCGTAAAAATAAACCTAAAAAGTATCAAGGATTTTCTCAAAAATATAAGGAAAATAAGAGCCAAATACTATACAAATGTGAGTATCAACCAGGTTCTCGTATGTTCTATCCTATACCGATGTATTATTCATCTATAAATTGGATACTTGCTGAATGGGAAATCTCCAACTTTCATAGAGCATCTATACAAAATGGTTTCAACGCTGGCTTCTTATTGAACTTCGCAACAGGCGTTCCTTCTATGGATGAAATTAAAAGAGCCTATAAAGAAATTGAAGACAAATATACTGGAACCTTCAATGCTGGTAAGTTTATATTAACATTTTCAAATGGAAAAGAACAAGAACCTCGTTTAACACCAATACCACTTCAAGACACAGACGCAAGATATACTCAATTAAATGACTTAATTAAACAGAATATATTCACGGCAAATGAGGTTACAAATCCTGAATTATTCGGTGTATCAGTTCCAGGCAAACTTGGAAGTAAAGATGAGATGTTGGAGGGATTGGAAATCTTTCAATCAACATATGTTAATTATAAACAAAGATTTATTGAAGATTGTTTCAACAGGTTGGCAAGAATTAATCAGGTTCCAGAGGAAATGACAATTAGAAAATATGAAATCAATTTTTCAAGGATTGAAGGAAATCAATTACCACAAAATTAATCAATAAATATGGCAAACGCAGCATTCATAACAACAAAGTATATTAAAGATAACTCACCAGTATTGGGTTATGTCAGTGATGATGAATTAAAAACATTTATTCAACCAGCACAGGATTTGAACCTTGAAAGAGTATTGGGAACTAAACTATTCAAACGATTAAAAGAAGGTATAATCAACTCAAACCTTAATAGCGATGAATTGATACTATTGAGAGAATATGTTCAGCCAGCTCTTATGTATTGGGTTATTTATCAGTATATTCTATGGGCTAACTATAAGATGACAAATAAAGCCGTCTCAAAACAGAACTCGGACAATTCAAATCCAAGTGAACAATATGAGGTAAATTATTTGAAATCAAATATAAGTGATTGGGCCGAATACTATTCACAAAGAATTACAGATTATCTTAAAGACAATTTCAATCTATATCCACAATACTATGAAGGTATATCAGGTTATGAGGACAAGTATCCAACAAGTGAAAATTATTTATTTGGCGGAATGTATATTCCAAAAAATAGGATTATAGATACACCAGAAAAAACAAGATGGGATAGTTGGAACCTTAATTGGTAAGGAACTTATCAGTAAGGAACTTATCAGTAAAAAAAATTATTAATTATGAAAGAATATGTTATTGCGTTTATTGTATCAATTTTATCATTTTTCATCCCGGTTGTTCCCCTTCTTTTATTGGTGGGGTTATTCATTTGTCTTGATACTATACTTGGTATATGGGCTTGTAAAAGACAAGGAGAAAAAATAACATCACATAAATTATCAGCAATGATACCAAAAATGTTTCTTTATCAAGGAGCAGTTATGACAGGCTATTTAGTTGATGTTTTCTTGTTAGGTGAGTTTATTGGGCTTGTATTTGATATACCACTTCTTTTTACAAAGTTGATTGCTATGACACTTATATTCATAGAAGGAGTTAGTTTAGATGAGAACTGGCAAAAGATAAAGGGTAAAACATTTATCCAATCATTCAAAGAAATGGTGTTTCAAGTAACATCATTAAAAAAGGATATACAAAACCTTGGTGAAGATTAAATGTGCTGGTATCTATAAAATTGAAATTGATGATTATTATTATATCGGTATGTCAGTCAATATATTTAGTCGTTTTCAAAGCCATTACAACGATTTAATTTTACAAAAACATAGTAGTCCAAAATTACAAGAAAAGTTTAATCAATATGGGGTTGAAAAACTCAATTTTAGAGTGTTAGAGAGAGTTTCTCTAACAGAATATAAGAAAGTATCAGGATTGAAAGGAAAGTCGTTAGAGAGTGGTTTTAGAAGGTTTTTATTAAATAAGGAAAAGGATTGGATGAGATTACATTCAATCAATTTTGCGTTAAATAATGATAATAAACATTTTAGTTAAATAACATTTTTTTGAAATCTCGTATATTGGCGCAACTTTCATATAGTTCCATTTCTAAACAATCTTCACCCATTTCATCAAGTGCTCCATCAATATAGTCCATAAATGTTTTTATCTCAATTACATTCATCTCTTGTAATAAATCAATCGTATCAAGAAATATAACATCTAATTCTATTGGTGATAGTTGATGTCCAATCAAACACATTATATTTGCTCTTATCAGTTTATATTCGTTCAAATCTCGTATGAGTATTTCTCGCCATTTTTGTTTAACCTCGTTCATTTCTTAATCTTAACTTTTTTAGGATTGAAAGGAGGAGTTGGTTTTACTAAATACTTAATACCTCCTATCATTTTAAACCAATCAATCCATTCTAAAATCTTATCAACATCATATAATTCCTTTTTAAAAAATGTATATGATGCATATTTGAAATCTAAAAAATCTTTTTCATTTATTAATCTTTGTTTATCTGTTGTTTTGAAGCACCAATAATCATCAAAATTAAAGTCATTTATAAAATCCTTTAAGTATTTATCACTTGATTTCACATTAATTAATCTGAAATAATCACCACCAACTTTTCTACAATTTGTAATTGTCTTACTCGTATTCATACTTATCTGTATCTTTTTTATTTCTACAAGCAACCACAATAATTCCTGCTTTACAAGTTCCAAAATCATATTGTCTCCATAATTGTATTTCATCACACCATACTTTATCATAATCTATATTCAACAAACTATTCTGGCTCAATATACTAACAACATAATCACTTTCTTTCAAAGCCTTATATAAGAACTTCAAACCTTTTTGAAAAGGTGGGTTCATTATACATACTCTACCTTTTTTATAATTTATCTTTTCTTTAAGATAATCACATTCTTTTATATCATCTCTTCTACTTTCTATATCAAACGCAATATATGGCTTGTCAAACCTATCAATAATTCTACCATCACCGGCTGAATTTTCTAAATATTCTGTTACATCATCTTTATAGTATTTATTCAATAACTCAAACATTTCATCAATCAATTCATCTGTTGTGAAATGTGCTTCCTTTCTATCATCTCCTTTGTAATTACCCATATTAATTTTCTATTTTTTTATTCTTTTATACCATTCAGCCATAGATATATGAATGGTTGATTTTCTAACAAACTCTGGTTGAAATCTTTTCTTAAACTCACTCTCATTGAATACCCAATACTTTTTTCCCCAGTATCTTGTATATGGGTTAATTTCAAATCGTGTATAGTATCGTCCAAACCTTCTATCTTGATAATACCAACCATCGTATCCTAATTCAATCCAACCTGGTCTTGGTTTCTTTTCAAAGGTGGTTGCTCTATAAAGTATGCCATTACTTTTTTTATCAACCCAAATCGTTCTATAAACGGTTCTGGGAGGTTCAATTAGTTTTTCTAATGTCTTTATACGGCCAATCAAATCGGATACAATAGAGAGTGTTTCTTGGTTCTGTATATAGATGTCTTCGGCTGAATAACATTCTCCATATATCTTAAACTTTAAGCTATTTTCTAATATACAATCATTCGTTCGTTTCATTTAACAGATACTTAATTTTTTCTCTTCTCATAATATATTTCTTTTCCATATTAAAATGCGTCTTATCAATTGAAAATGTGATTTCTGTATATTTTTGTAACATAAAAATAGAGATTTTATGTTTTACTTCAACATCCTCAAAAGGTATATTTTTAAATAACTCATCATCAAGATGTCCCTTTAATTTTAATTTTACTTCAAATGCTGTCCATCTATCACTTAAATATATACCTTCCTCAAAATCACCACCAATTATCTCAAATCCCTTAAATTGATTTTCAATATATTTTTCTAATAATTCTTTTTCTTTCTCGTTCATTTTTCTCATTTATTTTTTATTATATATTATATATTAAAACTCACTTTTTATCTAATAAGTATTTTAATTTTTCTTTTCTAATTATTTCTTTGAATGTTTCACCGTTCATAATCCTTTGTCTTATTTCATCTAATCTTTCAATTGATTTAATAAGGTCTTCTTTGGTTGCTGGTCTTTTTTTCATTTCAATAATTCTCTATATTTTTCATAATTTTCAATTCTTGCTTCAGCAATCTTAATATAGTCCTCATCCATCTCCATACCAACAAATCTAAATCCTTCTAAAAGGGCAGATATACCAGTTGAGCCAGAACCCATATAGGGGTCTAAAATTATTCCGTTTTTAGGTGTAATCAATCTACATAAATAAGTCATTAAGTTAATTGGTTTTACGGTTGGATGAGTTGATTTCTCACCTTCTTTTAATCCCATATTTCTCTCCTTCTTTGAAACTTTCGCATTATAGAAAAATCGTGAGGCACCAGAACCACTCTGTTCATCCAACAATCTACACGGACAATTCGGATTAGTGTGTATATCACCTTTGTCACCATAATTATCAGGTGCGTTTTTTATACCATTTAACCCAACACTATTTTCACTTTTACCCCCAATTCTAAATCCACTCTTCTTTACCTCACCTTTATCACCTTTTATCACCTCATCACATATACACTCTAATATGAGGTTGGCTGGAAATCTACCTTCTTCGTGTCCTTCTTTATCAACTGCTTTTCTCTGTGGTGGTGTTTTTCTACCATCAAATTGAGCCAATATACCAACACCTAAATCATTATCATTACCCTTTCTACCAATATAATCATCAGTTCCAACTCTACAACCATCAACATTTATACCACCTGTTCGCCACTTCAAAACATTTTCAGCAACTGATTTTTCACTTAAAGGTTTTCTCGCAACACAGATTGGTTCATTTGCCGGTTTTAATGCAGTTCCCCAACCTTCCCATTCAGATTGACCTTTTGTTCTTTCATACTCACCTGAATAATTTTTATCTCCTATTTTTTTCATTACACTTTTATTAGTAATTTCTATACCAAGTAATTCTCTTTCAGTTGCCATCACTTTATCTCTTAAATCTTTTAATTCAGGCCACTCCATCACTATCTTATCAAATAATTCTTGATTAGGTATTCTTTGTCCGTCGCTTCTACCTTCTAACCAATTATAGTTAGATGTTCCATTGCAGAAAAGTTCATCTGCTTGTTTTAATGTTAAACCTCTTGATGTTCTTGCTTCTTTCAACTTTGAACCTATCTCTGTTGATAATAGATTGTTACCACCGAATTTATCAACAGCCTTACCTATATTATGTGATTTTGGAAATCCACTACCATATAACCACATAATCTGGTCTCTAATTTCAAAACCAGCATCTTCTATATTAACAACCATACGATGATATGTTCTTGTTCCACCAAATGATAAAAGATGTCCTCCCGGCTTCAAAACCCTATATACTTCTTTCCATAATTCAACTGATGGAACATCATAATCCCATTTTTTATTCATAAATGATAATCCATACGGCGGGTCGGTCACCACACTATCAACTGAATTATCAGGCATCTTTTTAAGGCTTTCTATATTATCACCTTGATATAATTTAAATTGTTTTTTCATAATTTCATATAGTTATATTTTTTGTCCCATTCATTCATTAAAAATGATGCGATAATTGCTATGAATATATTCTGTGTCATAATTAAACCAACCCAAAATGCCGCACATTTCATACACTCAAAAGGCTTTGTAATAATAAACTTAATCAATTGATTTTTAATCCTATCAGTTAGTATTTCAACTATTGCTGATATGATATAGAACTCAACTATGAACCAAGCTATCAAGCAAGTTTTGAGAATTAATATGCCATTCTCCATTAACCAATTTAATATATCCATCTCTTAATAATTTTTTTTCCACTTCTTTAAGTGTTCTCTTAACAACCAATCCTACTTTGTTATAATCTATTTTCAGTCCGTGCCATTTATGTAAATCTTGTATCTTTCTATACGATAATGGTTTCAGGACCTTACCAGTTTCATTATCAATCTTCTTAAAATAATACATCGTGAATATGTGAGCATCAAACCAATGTATCTCCGTCAATAAATAATGTTCTATCTTTTCAGTCAACAACCTATCATAATCAATTTGATTTTCGTGTTCAACCATATCATCAATAATTTCAGGTGATATATCCCTGAACTTTTTCCAAAAATCACTTGTGTTAGAATGATACTGATTACGGATTATACCTATCGTATAGAAAAGAAGGAAATTACTTTGATACATCTTAACAATCTGATTTTCATCCTTCTCCAATAAAATCAATATGATTTCGTGCTTCAAATCCTCTCTATGTTCGTCATTCTTACACAACTTATCCAAAGCCTCATTAAACTTCCTATCCTGATATAACTCACCAATAATTGCCTGTTTAGTCATATTCTATATATAATATAAACAAGTCTCTCCTTTTCCATATAAGG